CTTTTTTCTAAATAGAATAGATAAAATTGATACAAATAATCATTCACATCAATCGATTTCAAAAATTCGATGTCGGAATTATCATAAACTTGTAATATCACATTATGAAAGTCCGAAAAATGTTGGCTCATTCGATAAAAAAGAAGAGAATATAGGTACAGGTTTAGTAGGAGCACCTGCATGTGGTGATGTAATGAAATTACAAATAAAAGTTGATGATAATAATATTATAACTGATACAAAATTTAAAACATTTGGATGCGGATCGGCGATCGCTTCAAGCTCTTATGCATCCGAATATATTAAAGGAAAAAATTTGGATGATGCATTAAAAATAACAAATTCGGAAATCGCCAAATATTTGAATTTACCTCCAGTAAAATTACATTGTTCTATGTTGGCAGAAGATGCTATCAAATCAGCAATAAATGATTTTAAAATAAAGAAATCAGAAATATAATAAAAATAATAAAATATTTAAAATACCCATTTAAACCAAACAATGTTTATAAACATAGAAAATAATGTAATTAATAGATTATCGGTTCCTTTAAATGATATCATTTCTATAATCATTGTACCGAATGATAATATTAATAAAAGCAAAATAGTTTTTCCCAAATATAAATTAAATAATGAAGAAAAAAAGAAAATCGCTATTAAATCTGGAATAAGAGTAAAGATAAATACTCCAAGACAACCTTCATAAGATCTTTGATTTTCCTGACCTATAAACCCTTTCACTTTAAATCTATGACTTCCAAGAAATGCACCAACACCTTCTCCAGATGTATCACCAAAAATGACTCCATTATTTGTTAATATCCAAGATAACAAATATAATTTACGTATTTCATGAATATTAAATTTATGTCTTATAGCGAAAAGATATATAATTTCTTTCATATAAAAAATCATTATAGTTCCAATCGTTATTGTTTGTATTGATCCAACGCAAAGAGCTGTAATTATATTTAAAAAACATGCATTACCATCTTGTATTCTATTACAGCCTCCATATAAACTTGGTAAAAAACAATTTTTAATCTTATTTGGTAAATTAATAGAAAAATATATAATTAATGATATTAAAAAACCTGAAAAAAATATGGCAATAAATGTTGAATAAGATGGTACCAAATTGTTTCCATAAAGAATAGCATCAAGATAAGTAAATAACATTAGTGATATGAAATGTAATGTTTTCCTTCCAAAAAAGTCAATAGATCTAATTATAATTTTATTTTTAGATTCTGAGTTATTATTGTATAATAATAATTTTTCAACTGAGCGATTAAAAAATTCCTTATCTTTATCATATTTATCACGAAATCCTCTAGAATATATATCAATATGTTTTACTTCATCTATTGTCAATCCAAGTTTCATTAAAATAAATCTCCTTAAATAAAAAACAGTATTGGTAGACGCAATAATTATGCTTAAACCTATAAAAAAAAGAAAACTTGTATTTGATGAGTAATTAGTTTTACAGAAAAAATTCAATTTTTCAAAAACATTTTTATCAAGATTACAAATACATTGACTATGATTACAACAATAGTTTTTCATAACTATAGTTTCATGAATATCCAATTGCGTACATTTATTTAATAAAGTTTTATTGCAATTTATTAGTGTTTGATTACTACAAGTAGAGGAATAATTACTATTATGGACAGCTAAATTTTGTAAAATTATTGAAATAAATACCATAAAAATTATTAGAAATAAACCTGAGAACTTAAATTTTTCCATAATTTATATTAATTAAGAAATAATTTTATTTTATAAGAAAATAAACAATAAAAACATTAAATTTATAATTTTTGAATCGCAAAATATTTCAAAAATAAAATTAATTATCCAATATTCATATTTTAGCAATCTATAGTCAATGCTATTTAAAGTACTCACCATTATGAAATTTTTGTAATCTTTTAAATTATTTTTTAAATTATATCGTTAAAATTATATAAACATTTTATTAATAAATATATATTATGCAACAAACAAAAAATAAAGATAATATTTTTCCAGTAAATACTTTTACCCTAGTAACCCCTTATCCAAAATCGCAATCAACTAATAAAAAAATAAATTTAAAAGATATATCAAATAAAAAACCTCTCGTACTTCATTTATTTACAACATGAGGCGGGTGTTGGCCGTGTGCTCAACAAATGGACATATGGTCACAGCAATATCAATCATTAGCTAATTTCATTTGTATAAGCGCAACAGGCAGGAATTTATCAGAAACGTTTGTAAATGATCTAAAATTAAAACATTGTATCACAGGATGGACAAACGAAACACCTAAATGGGGTCAGTTAGGATGTAATGGATTCATTATATATGATAAAGACATGAATATTGCATGTAGAAAATCAAAGGCATATTTGGAGGTCAGAGATGAAGCATTCAGAGATGTTGAAAATAAATTAAATGATCTTTTAAAATTTAAAAATAATGATTTAGTTCAAAACCATTCAACTTCCAAATTTATTGCAGAAGATGAAAAAATTGAGCCATTAAATCCAATTAAATCCGTATTTGTAAATGAATTGGATGATCAACATCAACAATGTGCTAATGAGCTACAAAAATTATTAAAATATAGAAATAAATCATCATTAGATAATGTATTTAAAATATTTAAAAAACATTTTAAATTTGAGGAAACTCTTTTAGATACATTTTTATATCCTAATGCGGTGAAAAAACCAAATGAAGGAGATTGTAATTTTAATGTTGATGTAAATATAAGGACTAGTCATTATTCTGATCATGCTAGACAATTACAAATGATAAGGAATCAATTAAAAAATTTGGATGGAAAAGATAGCAAAATTTCATTATCTTTTATAAATCAACTATTTAGAGATTTTGAAAATCATGCAAATAATTATGATAATTATGGTGAAAGATTAAATAATACACTAAATGACATTTAGTTTTATTATTTTTTTTTTTTTCTATATTAATGATGATACTTTTTGTAAATATTTTTAAAAATAATGAAAGTATTTGACAATTATAGAGAATATTATAAGAAATAATAATCATCATCTTAGGTTTAGTTATTAAATAAAAAAAAATTATTTTTAATAATTACTAATTATAAGTTACAAAATAATTTAAAGATTTGTTAATTTGATAGTTTATATATGAAAAATCAATTATTAATAACAATTTTTTTTACTATTAAAACATTGTCTGATGCGATGTTGAATACTTGGGTTGAAGGAAATTATATTATTGTTACTAAGGAACCTATAATGAATGCTAATTATAATGCAATGGAGAGTTGGAATAATATCCCGAATTTCAATGGTTTTTTATCAAAATTGACTCGGGATCAATTTAATGAGGCACAAAATGATCCACTAATTAAATACATTGAATTAGATAAACCTGTCTATGCACTTGGTGACTATTGTCCAAACATTCAATCTGGAAATCAATCTTGGGGACAAAGTAGAACAACGAGAGTAAATGGAACAGGTGAATATAATCACAATAAAGAATGGGGTTCAGATGTAGATTTATATGTAATTGATACCGGTGTTAATTGTGAACATGAAGAATTTGATAACATCAAATGTTCCTGTGGTCCTACATATTCAGATGGCATAGATGGATGTTCAGATGGAAATTCCCATGGAACCTTCTGCGCATCAATTGCGAGCGGTAATATTTATGGAGTATCAAAATCTCCTAATATTATTGGAGTTAAGGTACTTGGTGATTCGGGAATGGGATCTACAGCAGGTGTTATTGCGGGTATGAACTATGTCGCAGGTCAAACCGGAAATAGAGTAGCAAGTATGTCTCTTGGTGGAGGATTTTCTCAAGCTTCTAATGATGCTGCAAATGCAATGGTTGAATCTGGAGTCGCATTAGCGGTTGCCGCGGGAAATGAAAATATGGACGCATGCTACAAATCCCCAGCATCTGCAGAATTAGCAATTACCGTAGGAAGTATGGATATTAATGATAAAAGATCATATTTTTCAAATTATGGAAAATGTATGGATATTTATGCACCAGGCTCGGATATCACTGGTGCTAGTAATAATCCTGGAACATATGTAACTGGATCAGGAACATCAATGGCGACACCCCATGTTGCAGCAGTCCTAGCAAAATTGAGAAGTGATAATCCTTACATGTCTCCTCTCATGATAAAATCTAAATTGTTATCGTCAACATTAGAAGATATGATTGAGGATGCAAAAGAAGAATCTCCAAATAAATTATTGCATATTGAATGTTAAATTTAAAATATAAATTATATATAAATTAATTTTTGATTATTTATTCATTATCTAAATAACCAAAAATATATTGATATATAACATATGCAAAATAAAACATCAAAAAAAAAAAAATTTAGAAGAAAAATATTAAAGAATATTAAAAAATCAAAAAAAAAATTAAAAGGCGGAAGCTTCCCTTTTAAAAGTAATATATATCCTAGTGTTCAAAAATTTCAAACTGGTATTTTACCAGATGATAATAGTATAACTTATAAACCCGAAACATTATTGGATTTAGTAAGTCAAAATTTGCTTTCCAAACATCCAACTATAATACCCGAAATGAAAAAAAATAATTATCCTGAAGATTTTACTAATATATTATCAGCCATGCAGGAAAAAATAAAAAAAGATGAAGAAAAAATTAAAAAAGATGAATTTCAACTTAATTTTGAGAATGAGTCATTACTTTGGTTAATAGGAATGGGACAATTTAAATATGACGAATATGATCAAAATGAAAAAATATATTTAGGTTTGGCATTGAACAGAGATAAGGAAGATTTCGATATAACAGGCGATGATCCTAGTGATTATAATGTTATAGAACCTAGATATCCTAATCCTGAAAAAAATGATCCAGGTTTTCCAGGTCGACCAGGTTATCCAACCGAATTTGATCCATCTAACGCTTATGTAAGATTACAAAATATCAAACTTAATATCAAACAAATTTTAAAAAAAGAAATAGAAATAGAAAAAAATGAAAGTAAAAAAAAAGATTTAAAAAGATTATATACTCTTTTTAAAAATTATGCGTTTTGGAATAAAGAAATGAATTGTTGGATTTTGAAACCCAAAATGCTGTTTGGTAAAAATAAAAATAAAGGACCAAATATTTTATTAGTAAAAGAAAATTTAGATCCAAATCTTAAAGATATTATTGATCAATCATTTGATCAGTGGATAGAAATTACTCAAGATGAAGGCTATGATACAACAAACATTTTGAAAGAAATTAATGATTCTAAAAGAATATCTAATTTACTTGTTCAAATTCAAAAAAAAAAAAAATATTCATAATTTAATTCACTTAATCCTTATTTGTTTCCTTCTTTTTCTTTAACACATGAGAAATAATCGTAAACAAACTCAAAATTAATAAAATTATTATTATTGTCTTTTTATTAAATTTTCCCATAATTTCTTTTCCTATATAATATAGATTTGATTATTTATTTCCGAATTTATATAATTATTATATAGAATACTATATTTTATTATTTATTTTTTTTTTTTGCTCCAAATAGTATATCAAATTTTATTAATATAAATAATTCGCGTAATTTATATTAATAAAATTTGATTTATAATTTTATTCTATATAATATAGAAAAATGATAATTCACAATATTGAAAACCTGCAAAAATGTCAAGTTATGAAAAGACCATCTGCAACCTGTAAGACACCATATGTTGCTGATATAAAACTGTTAAATGACGAATTAACATTAGCTCATACACCTTCTTTAGGCTGTTGCGGTCTCTGTGAAAAAGAATGCTTTGTAATGGTTAGAGAAAACAAAACAAAAAAAAAATGTACTCATTCTGTAATACTTTCTTGTGTAAAACATGAAGAAAAAGAAATTTATGTTGGTATTTACCCTAAATTAGCTGAAGATATTGTAAATAAAGCATTAAATATGAACTGTTTTAGCAAATTACAGAATTTGAAAAAAATAGAACGAGAAAAAAAATTTTTAAATTCAAGATTCGATTTCTATGGTATTACGGAAAATGATGAAGAATTTATTCTTGAAGTCAAAAATGTCCCTTTATCTAATTATTTTGAAAACATATACAAAAATTATAAGGAAATTTACGAATCAAACAAAGATAAATATTCAAATGATAAGAAAATTGCTTATTTTCCTGACGGATATAGAAAGAAAAAAGGCGATGTTGTCAGTCCTCGAGCATTAAAACATGTTGAAGAATTGGAAACTATCGCGAAACAACAAAAAATAAAAACTTATTTATGTTTTGTCATACAAAGAGAAGATGCAGAATTATTCCAAATATCATTATTAGATCCAACTTATAGACAAGCGGTTAAAAGCGCTCAAGAAAATGGAGTAACAATATTAACATTACAAGTAAAATGGAATAGTAATGGTGAAGTAGAATTTATGAGAGATAATTTAGAGATTGATGTATAATAATAAAATTTTATTAAAATATTATTTA